TGCGAAGCCATCATGAACGAGCAGGGCGTTCCGTCTTATGACCGTTATCTTGCGCTCTCTACCCGTGATTACAACGGCATGGCGGCTAACCTTGGCAATCGCCAGTTTCTCGGCGCTGGAAAGACCCTGACCGCTTATGAGCGTGCTTATGTCGGCATGGTGGCGTCGTTTGACACCTACAAGCTGGACTACGCCAACCGTATCACCGCCGCTGCTGGCTCTGGTATTACTATCAACACTGCCAACGGCTCGCAGGAATACACCCCGCAGGCGACCACAAACTCTGTGGCTGGCGTGCTGAACGTGGATAACCGCTTCCAGACCGTTACCGTTTCGGACACCACTGGCGTTGTTGCTGGCGATGCCTTCACCATTGATGGTGTGAATGCTGTTCATCACATCACCAAGGGTGACACCGGCCAGCTCAAGACCTTCCGTGTGATCTCGGTTGATAGCCCCACTACTATGACCATCAGCCCGCCGATTATCGCGGCTGCTACCACGCCTACCGATGCTGACTACCAGTATCAGAATTGCGTTATCACTGCCGGTGACAGCACCGCTGCTATCAATTTCCTGAACGTCGCTGCCGCCTCTATCAACGTATTTTGGCAGAAAGATGCGCTGGAAATCCTGCCGGGTCGTTACGCTGTGCCGGCTGATGCTGGCACCGCTGTGATTCGTGCTGCTACCGACCAGGGCATCGAGCTGGTGATGCAGAAGTTTTATGATATCAACACCATGACCACCAAGTACCGTGTGGACACGCTGTTCGGCGTTGTGAATAAGCAGCCCGAAATGTCAGGCATCATGTTGTTTGGTCAGACCCCGCCTTCCCCGTAATTGGGTTGATGTAACTGAAAGGGGCTTCGGCCCCTTTCTTATTTAAAGGGTAAAATATGCCTCTGAAAAAAGGTTATTCACAAAAGACTATCTCGGCTAACATTAGCAAAGAGATGAAAAGCGGAATGCCGCAAAAACAAGCTGTTGCGGTGGCTCTGAGCGTTGCGCGAAAAGCTGCTAAAACTGCTGGCAAACCCGCTAAGGCACCGGCTAAAAAAGGTAAAAAATGATTCAATTCCCAACCATCGTTTATAAAAGCCCCGGAAGCCGTCGTAATGCTCAAGGGACTTACGATTATGTCGGCGTCAAAACTCAAGAAGAGTTTGACCGACGTATCGCTGATGGTTGGCACCCCTCGCAGGCGGCGGCGTTCGCTTCCCTCAAGCAGTCTCACCCCTCCGAGATTACTTCGTCGCCTGCACCTATTCCTGACGATCAGCCAACTCGTGCTGAACTTGAACAAAAGGCCATTGCGCTTGGTTTGAAGTTTGACGGGCGCACGACAGACAAGAAACTTTTAGAGCGCATTGAACAGGCGCTAGGTGGGTGACTATGGGATATAGCAAACGCCAATTTGTGACCGCTGCGCTCGAAGAGATCGGGATTGCGTCTTATAGTTTTGACGTATCGCCTGAGCAGTTAGAGAGCGCATTGCGTCGCCTCGACTCAATGATCGCTGACTGGAATGGCAAGGGCATTCGCTTGGCGTATCCTTTGCCTTCAAGCCCTGAATTCAGCGACATAGACGCGGAATCAGAAGTTCCTGACAGTGCGAACGAGGCGATCATCACTAACTTGGCAATCAGGATTGCTCCTAGTTATGGCAAGCAGTTGATGGTCGAGACTAAGATCACTGCGCGCGATGCCTATCAAACGCTGTTAAACAGGGCCACATTGCCACCGCAGCAGCAATTGCCGGGGTCTATGCCTTCCGGCGCTGGCAACAAGCCTTGGCGCGTTTATGACGATCCGTTCCTTCGCCGTCCCGTTGATCCTGTGCTGACCGGACAGGATGGCCCGCTTAACATCTGGGGTTAAAAATGCCGACTATCAATCAACTTCCTTTGCTTGCCAACGTATCTGCTGGCGATCAGATTCCCGTCTATACGCCTAACAATGGCGATGCGCGGCGTATGTCTATCAGCGCCTTGCTGACGTACTTTCAACAGAGCTTTGCCAGCCCGACGATGGCGACGAATCTGTATGTGCCTGGCACTGGATTCAACCAGACGGTGCCGACTCCGGTAGCGCAGCAACAGTGGATTTTGCTCCAGCCAGCCGGTACGCTTGCCACTGGAACGATTACCTTCCCGTTGAATACTGGTGTGCCTGATGGCACCGAGGTGCTGATTACCAGCACACAAACGATTACAACGCTGACGTTGGCTGCGAATGGCGCTTCTAATATTTATGGCGCAGTGACTACGCTAACCGCTGGGGGATTTGTGCGGTATCGTTTTTATCAGCCGACAAATTCTTGGTATCGCATCGCTTAATCATGCCAGCCAAAGACTCCAGACTAACCCGCGCAGGCGTTGAAGGCTATAACAAGCCTAAGCGCACGCCTTCGCATCCAACCAAGTCGCATGTGGTGGTAGCGAAGGAAGGCGATAAGGTAAAAACCATTCGCTTTGGTCAGCAGGGGGTGTCAGGCTCTCCTAAGCGTGAGGGCGAGTCGAAAGCTGACAAGGCCCGTCGAGAGTCATTCAAGGCTCGGCACTCGGAAAACATAGCTAAGGGCAAGATGAGCGCGGCATATTGGGCTGATAAGGTTAAGTGGTGAGCTAATGCAAATTCCTATTTTATCGGGGATATATTCTGACAACGGCCCAGACCTTCGCACGTCTTATCCTGTTAATCTGGTGCCTGTGCCTAAAAACTCAGGTGTTAGCGCCGGGTTCCTGCGCCCTGCTGATGGCATCGTTGCCAATGGCACAGGCCCAGGTATTGATCGAGGCGGGATAAATTGGCGTGGCGCCTGTTATCGCGTTATGGGAACCAATCTAGTTAGTGTCGCAAGCAATGGCACAGTGACAACGCTTGGCGATGTTGGCACTGGCGATCTTGTGACGTTTGATTACAGTTTCGACCGTCTTGCTATCGCATCAGGCGGTCGTTTGTATTACTGGAACGGCACCACACTCACTCAGGTTACTGATCCTGACCTCGGCACCGTTCTTGATGTGGTGTGGGTTGATGGCTATTTCATGACTACAGACGGCGAGTTTTTGATAGTTACTGAATTGAGCGATCCTACCCAAGTCAATCCGCTCAAATATGGCTCTTCTGAAGTCGATCCTGACCCTGTGGTTGCGCTGCTCAAGTTGCGTAATGAGATTTACGCGCTGAATCGCAACACTATTGAAGTTTTCGATAATGTGGGCGGTGACTTCTTCCCGTTTCAGCGTATCGATGGAGCGCAGATTCAAAAGGGCGTCATTGGAACTCATGCTTGCTGCGTTTATCTTGAGGCAATCGCATTCCTTGGTAGTGGTCGCAACGAGTCGCCAGGCGTTTATCTTGGCGCAAACGCATCTACCACGAAAATCAGCACTCAAGAAATTGACGATATTCTTCTTGAATACACCGAAACACAGCTTGCAGGCGTAAAGATTGAGGCGCGCAATGACAAAGCGCATCAGCATCTTTACATTCACCTGCCAGACCGCACGCTTGTCTATGACGGCGCAGCGTCGCAAGAGCTTGGGCAGCAAGTCTGGTTTGTGCTTACGACCAGCACAGTCGGATTCAGCCAGTATCGAGCTAAAAATCTGGTGTGGGCCTATGACAAGTGGCTCGTTGGCGATCCGCAATCATCAAGCGTTGGCTATCTGGTGCAGGATACGGGCAATCATTGGGGCCAGATCGTGCGCTGGGAGTTTGGCACGCTTATCGTTTATAACGAAGGCAAAGGCGCACTCTTCAACGAGCTTGAGCTTGTGTCTCTCACCGGGCGTGTGGCGCTTGGTATCAACCCGATTATCACTACCAGCTATTCGCTAGACGGCGTTGCGTGGGGGCAAGATAGGCCGATCAGAGTCGGCACTATTGGCGAGACGCAAAAACGGCTTGTGTGGTTTAAAAACGGGCATATGGGCAATTGGCGGATTCAGCGTTTCCGTGGCGACAGTCAAGCGCACCTGTCTTTTGCTAGACTTGAGGCTCAACTTGAGCCGCTGGCCTACTAATGGCAAACAAACTAAAACTTACCCGCGATCAGCTTGCGTCTTTTCTCAAAGATGCCGAGCAGATTAAACAATTTGAACAGTTATTTTCTCTTGCTGATTCTATTGCGCCTGACGTAGTAAATGAAATCAGCATCAGCGCTGGAAGTGCTCAAGCATCAGCGAATGAAGCACTGGCGCAACTTCAAAGATTGGCGGATGCGTTTGAGCTTGTTGAAATTACGCCACCGATAGAGCACAACAATTCAGTTCAAACTGATTATGTAGATATAAACCCGCTTGCTCCGATACCGTCTGAAAAAGTCGGTCGACTTTATTGGAGCGACGATAACGCAACGCTTGAGTTTGGTTTAGAAGGCGGCGTTACAGGGCAGATTTGCCAGCAACTTGATTTTCACTCAAAGAATACCGGCC